CCGCGTAAGCTCTCGGAAATGGTACTGGGAAAGGATGGGGACTAATGCCTATCGAGTTTAAGGCGACCGGATGGACTCCAGGCCAGGACGATTCCTGGTATGAGGCAATCGCAGACGCTCTCCGGATTATCAGGAAGCGCTGGTACAGCGATACGACAGATGAGGAAGATGCTTTTGTCCTCGCGTACGCGGACGAGATAGCTCCTCGTCCGGAAACGGAAAGATGAGGACTAATGGAGACCTACGGCATCCACGGTAACGGAGCGCTCAAGGTTCTCCAGGAGCGCTTCGGCTTTACGGAAGCGCGAGCGAGGCGCATCCTGAACATCGCCTGGGAGCACGGCCTTAACGCGGAAGCGTTTGACACCCCAGACCGAGGACGCGGGCTCCTCCGTATTTACATGCGTGAGGAGATGCGCGACCGTGGGCAGAATGCTCTCTTTACCTTTGAGGTACATTCCGGTAAATCTACGAGTGAAAGGGTAGTAAAGAGGACTGAGACCGAGTATACTCAAGATGTGCCTAGTAAGTTCTCATCCGGGAAAGCCCGGATCACCAAAAGAAAGGCAGGGATGGCAATGCCTCCCAAGCGTAGGACTACGACCAAGGCTGCAGAGCCGGAGGCGGAAGTCCCGGAGGAGAATGGCGAGGTTGACTTCCAGAAGTACCTCGACAAGAACCCGAGTCCGACCATGCTCGACTATGTCGAGTGGATGGAGGCGAACGTCGGGAATCTCGATGAGATTCCCTCTGATCGCCTGATCATGCTCGGCATCCAGCTCTACAGCCACTTCCAGAAGTCCGACTTCAACGTGGAACGGCGTGAAGCACGACGCGCGGAGCGCGAGGCAGCGAGCGAGCCCGAGGAGCCCGAGGAGCCCGAGAAGCCCGCTCGCGGACGCGGAGCCCGGACGGCTCCGGCGAAGCCCGCTACGGCCCGTAGGAGCCCGCGTAGCGGTAACGGTAAGGCTCCCGGCCCGGCACGCCGGAAGCGTGCCGCATCCTCAGAAGAGGAATCGCCGGCTGCCACCTTTTAGACGGCAGGCCCGGCCAGTAATCCGTCCCTACCCACGCTCCCCCGGAACGGAACCTGGCCGGGCCTGCTCCCACAGGCCCAGAGAAAGGCGAGCCCGTACGCGGATTACAAGTCGGCAACGGCCTTAGACGGTGCGGAAGGAAGAGAAATGGCTAACGTAATCCTTAAGGTATCGGTAATCATGCCGGAAGAGGTAGCGCTAAAACATGCTCCGTCCGGAGAGCTTAGCTGCATTATCTGCGAGACGTGCTCAATGATAGTGCCGCTCTACCGCATCGTAGAGCACGACAAGGACCATAGAGAGGCAGGGGAATGACGACCGTTGATCTTCCCGTCCTCCGGACGAGTGAGCGCGCAGTCTTTAAGCGCTGTGCGTGGAGGTGGTGGCAAGAGTACCGTATGGGCTACCGGCCGAGGAGCGTACGGCCCGACAGCCTCTGGTTCGGTATCGGCATTCACGAGGCTCTGGCGAAATGGTACCTCAAGGGTACGCGGAGAGGCCCGCATCCGGCCGACACCTTTGATGACTGGTATGGCGATGAGACGCTCTCGCTCCGGACCTACCTAGGCGAGGACTATGACGAGCCTGTCTGGGAGGATGCTCGCGAGCTAGGCATCGCAATGCTTGAGGGATACGTAGACCATTACGGGACTGACCCGCAATGGTCTATCATTGCAATAGAGCAGCCTTTTGCCATAACGATTAGGCGAAAGGACCAGCCAATAGTGGTCTTTGAGTCCCACTGGGATGGCGTGTTCCGCAATCTCCTGGATGGCAAGATATACCTCCTAGAGCACAAGACGGCTTCCCAGGTTGATACGGCCTACCTAGAACTAGACGATCAGGGAGGTTCCTACTGGGCCGTGGCGAGTCATCTTCTCCGTGCTAACGGTACCCTGAGGGAAGGCGAGGAGATAGCCGGCATCCAGTACAACTTTCTCCGGAAGGCGAAGCCAGACCAGAGAGAGCAGGATGAGGAAGGCCATTACCTCAACAAGGACGGCTCCGTATCTAAGCGCCAGTCTCCTGATATGTTCGTTCGTCCCAATCCTATCGAGCGTACTCCTCCGGAGCAGGTAACCCAGCTCAAGCGGATAGCCGATGAGGTTGCCGTCATGAATGCCGTTCGCGACGGTACCATTCCTCTAACCAAGACTCCAACAAGAGATTGCCCGCGAATGTGCCCGTTCTGGGGACCGTGTACTCTCCATGAGCATGGAAGTAAATCCTACAAGTCCGTCCTAAAGCATAACTTCATTCAGGCTGACCCATACAAGAATTACCGGAAATCAGCGGGAGGACATAATGCCGCCTAGGAAAGCAGGCCCAGGAGCCCTACGTCCGGCACGGGCCGTGAGGCGACGGACGGTAGAGGATGGCGATTCTCCGGCCTCTATGATTGAGGCAACCGTAGAAATAGAGGAAGTCCAGCTAGCTTCCTTTAATCCGGCTACCAATATCCTTATTCACGGACCATCCGGACACGGCAAGACCGTGCTCGCCGGAGGAGCGTACGCGAGTAGCTACGTAGACAATATCGTGTTCCTCTCTACAGAGCTAGAGGGTGCCGTCTCGGCCAAGGTCACCGGCTCCCAGGCCCGTCTATGGCCGGCTCCTACCTGGGAGCACGCCGTCGCCGGAGTCCGGAAGGCCGTTAATGAGCTAGGCGACCGTGACTGGCTAGTATGTGACTCTGGCACGAAAATGCAAGAGCTTTACATGCGCTGGATCCTCGCGAAGGTCAATGCTAAGAACCCTCATCGTGATCTCGACATCCCTGATGTCCGGGAACACCAGAAGTACCAGAACGGATTCAAGCGGTGGTATGATACTATCATCAATGCCCGCTTCAATTCTATCTTCATTACTCAGTCAATGACGGTAGAGGACGCGGAAGGCGAGAGCCGCGTCATCCCGCTACTCCTCGGTAAGAAAGGCGAGATATCAGACTACTGTTCCGGTCAGGCCGGAGTTGGAATATACTACTCCGTATCGCGCGAATCGCGAGAGGAGGAGGCCACGGGGGATGCTATTATCCGGCGTGCCCTATTCCAGCCTTATCCTCCGTGGTGGGCCAAGGACCGTTACGATGCTCTTGGCTTCTCGCGCGATGTCGAATCCGGAGACTACACGGCAATGGCGAGAATGATCGATGACATCGAAAGGGTCAAGGAAAAGTCACGACGTACTAGTCAGTCCAGACGGACAGTCAGGCGAGTGGCTAGGTAAGCATATCGCGAAGCGGCATTCGTTTCTGCGGTTCATCACGAAAGGAGAACACGAGGCAGACCATCGTCTCCATCAATCCCGACTAGACCATACGCACGAAAGAAAGGCAAAGGCAGATGCCTAAGCTCCGTACGGAAGATGTACAAGACCTCGATGCTGAGGCTCTGGAATCCGCTGAGTATTCCACCGAGGACTACGGAGGCGACTATGAAGGCGAAGTCCCGCCAATCGGGACGGAGCTAGGCGGGTACCTCAAGAAGATGTGGTGGACTCGTACGGCCGAGAAAGAGGACCGCAATGGGAACATCGTCGGTGACGACCCAATGCTCAAGATTCTCTGGGTATCGGCTGAGAACGAGGAGCCGGAGGACCAGTACGACAATCTCCCAGTCTGGCTCAATCTCCCGCTCATCGAGGCAGCCAAATTCCGCTGGCAGCCATTCTTTGACGCCTACGGGCTCTCCATCAAGCAGATCAAGGCCCGGCAGGTTTACGTCTCGCGTACGGAGGAGCGCAACGGCTTCCCCATCGAGCGTATCGGTAACTTCCGGCCCGGCATCGACAGCGACGAGGCGTGGTCGCGTATTGTTACCGGCCGTGAACCGTACAATGGCGTCCAGCAGACCACCGTCAAGGAATGGCTCCCCTGGGATGAAAGCGAGGAGCCCGGGGAGCCCGGGGAGCCTGAGGACGAATACGACGAGGAGGACATGGCCAGCGAGGACGAGGACGAGGACGAGGACGAGGACGAGGACGAGGACGAGGACGAGGAGACTGGCGAGGACGAGGACGAGGACGAGGAGCCCGAAGAGCCTCCGGCCCGTGCCCGCCGTTCCACTCCGGCCCGGACGGCTCGCGGCTCTAGGACGGCTTCTAAGCCCGCTCCGGCCCGGACGGCTACTAGGGCTCCGGCGAAGGCCGTTAAGCCCGCTCCGGCCCGTACGGCTCGCTCCGGTGCCCGTACTGCCGCTCCGGCTAAGGCCGTCCGCGCTAAGACGGCTCGTAAGCCTGTTCAGGCCGATCCACCCTTTTAGGGGCACTAGCAGGGAGGAGAAAGAGCAGATAGTCCTAGCTCGTATCCGCGAGCTAAAGCGCGAAGTCAGGAAATGG